AAGGCTAAAGTGGCCACCCGCACGTCGGCGTCTATCTGAAACGCGCCGTCATCGAAGTAAAAAACCGCACCAGCAGGCATCAGTATGTCCCCACAGAAATATTGACGGCCCGACGCGGGACATTGTTGCTAGAAGTGGGGTACTGGTAATCAACAAAAGACCAGGACACCACTCCCCCATTGATACTTACATTCGGATAGGCATAGAGCTGCGCCAGCGGCAAGTCGGCGGAGTTGTCTTCAACGAAGAAGAACGGCTCTCCGCCGTCGAGCAGTGCTGAAACAGTGCGCGTCCCATTCGCTGTCCCACTCGAAAACGTCTCATATACCCGTCCGAGGCGCGTGGTGGCGTCGAGGATGAGGTTTCCATCCTCATCCCAGAGTTGTAGACCGACAGGCATATCAGCCCCAGATCCCGAGACGACCGCGCAGTCGCGTGGTGTCATAGAAGGATAAAAGTTGATGAGTGATGTTCATCCGGCCTTGCCCTGGACGAACCCCGTTTATTTCAAACTCGTTGGTGACGAAGTTGATGCGAATGCCTTGCTGCCCAGCAACATAGTTGCTGCTCTTCAATTCCCCCGTAATGATCAGGTTGATGATGTCGGCCTGGTTGATGATCGCGCTGTTCATGAACACCTGGCCGTTCTGGATGGCGAACACTGACTTAGGCGTGCCGCCAGGCTGGTGCATGACAGCAAACAGGTTGGCCAGGAAGATCACCATGGACTGCATGCCTTCCGGCGTATTCTCGACGCTCAGCCCCATGCCAGCGCCGTAGTAGCGACCGTTCACGTCGACGCCCACCTTGATGTTCCGGGTGGCCGACACGTTGCCTTCCAGGTCGACCAGAGCCTCCGAGGTGTCCTGCACCAGGGCCTCAGTGGTCCCTACCCGGCTGCTCAGTTGCGTAACCGAGCTGCTGATCGCCTGATCGGCGTTCGCCCGCGTCTGTGCCTCGGTGATAATCGCCGCCTCGTTGTCGCCGATCTTCGAGTTAGCGTTCGTGATCTGGACGGTTAAGGCCTCATCCGCCGTTGCTCGAGCTGTTACCTCCTGCTGCAGGCGCGCCTCAGTGTCATCAACCTTCGCCGACACAGTAGTGATTTGCGTGGCCAGCGCCTCGTCAGCGGTGACCCGGGCGTAGGCTTCCTGCTCGAATCGTGCATTGAGGTCGTCGCCGATCTGCGCCTCGACGGTATCGATGCGCCGGCTGAGGGCCATGTCTGCGCTGCTGAACGCGCTGTAAATCGACGAAGCCGTCGCCCTCACACCAGAGTCGCCAGCCTTCCACTCAGTGGCTCCCGCCATGCGGGGGAACACCTGGGTTTCCACGCCGATGATCCGCGTGGCCATGGCTGCCAGTTGACCGTCGATCTCCTCTACGCTGGTCTCTACGCCGTCCAGGCGAATAGCCAGGGCGGTGACCATCTCGCCCAGCGAGGCGTAATCGCCGATGTACTCCCAGAACGCAGCATCGGTGACCGGGGTGCCGGCCGGTACATCTTGCTTGGCCCGGTACAGTTTGCCGTCGAGCTTGACCAGCGAGCCAGCCAGGTAGGCCTGCCCAGCATCCCAATCCGGCGCACCAACTACATCGGCCAGCTGGGCTTGCAGCGAGTCAATCTGGTTCTGCAAGGCGATATCGCCGGCGGTCAGCCGCTCGTTAACCGACCCCGGGCCCTCGCCGCTGATTTTCTCAATCTCGCTGAGCAGGCTCTGGCCGAGGTGGGTCTCGGTAATCTTGCCGGTGATGTAGTCGAGAATGGCATCGGCGTCCGCGCTGGACTGGCCGTAGATCCAGTCGGACCATGGACCAATGTTGCCGGTACGATCCACCAGACGACCACGGAAGTAACGAACCACCGCGGCGGCCATCCCGCTGTGCAGGTAGGTCGGTGTCGGGTAGGCGAACTGGCCCAACGCGACTGGGTTCTGCCCGGTGCTTTCTGAAGCCATCTGGATCTCGGTATAAGCCGTATCGCTGGTGCCTTCTGGGAAACCCCAGTTCAGGCGGATACCCAGGATCTCCGAAGTGGTATTGAGGTAGGCTAGCGCCGGCGGCAAGCCCTCTTTCCCCTTCAACTCAGTCAGCATCGACTCACGCCAGATTGACGTGATGTCGAACGAGCTGACCGCGCGCACCCGGGCCAGGTAAGCACCCGCGTAGATGCCCACCACATCGACGGATGTCGCCCCGATGCGCTGCAGACGTACCCAGTTGCCGTTGTCCTTGCGCCATTCCACGTCGTAGGCCACGGCGCCTTCCACCGCAGGCCAGGCAATGGTCATGGTGCTGACCGCGATGCCCTGGGAAATGGCATGGGTCGAGGTCAGCGTTACGCTGGCCGGAGGTGGCACGGTGGTGATCGGGATCACGCTGATTGGGCGCTCTTCCAGCTTGGCGCCGGTGTCGATCGCTGCGAACTTGCTCGGGTTGAACTCGAGCGCGGTGATCTCGTATTCACCCTCCTGAGTGCGGGTGGTCTTGAGCACCCGGAACAGTTGGATGGCCAGGTCGTTGTAGTCGATCGCCCATTGCAGCTGCGGTTCAGGCTGCACGCTATAGGCAGTGGTCACGGTCACTGCCCGGCCATTCACCGACTGCACCGTACGCGCCTGAGCGGAACCGTTCGGCAGGTTCAGGATCAATCGGTCGCCGGCCTTGATCGGCGTGTCACGGTCCAGAGTAATCACCCGGCCGGCAGCCGCAGAGATCCGGCCACCATTCGGTCGACCAGCGACCAATTCATCAGCAACGGGGATCACGAAGCCCGGCAGCGGGATGCGGCCCTCCATACCGGTCTTGAAGGTAACAGTGCGGTCCTGGCTGTTGCTGAGCAGCGCCCACTTGCCGCGGCGCTGGGCCTCGGAGGCGCGGGTGCAGCCAATGGCTGAGATTTCGACCGGACGGTCCCGGTACCGACGCTGGAGCGCGTTGTCGGTCACCGGGATCACATCGGTGTCGTAATTATTCGCCGGGTTGTCGTAGCTGACCAAGGCCCGGCTGTAATGTGTGTTGCGCTCTGCACCGCCGTAGACGAAGTCGCCGTCGATGACGTTCGACCTGGTGAAGACGTAGTCGATGTCTTGCGCACGCGGCATATCCGCCTGCATGAACAGAGAGCCGTGAGCCCAGTACACCATGCCACGGTAGATCGCCGACAGGTCACGCAGCAGCGTCCAGGCCTCAGCCCTACCCTGCAGGTTCATATCGCAGAGAAAGCGCGGCTCCACACCACCAACGCCGTTCGGCACCATTTGGTCGCAGTACTGGGCGATGCGGTACATCTCCCACTTGTCGACCATCCATGACTTGATTCGCTTGCCCAGTCCGAAGCGGTCTTCGACGCACAGGCCGTAGGTCACGAATGCCGGGTTGTTGGTCCAGGCCTGTTTGAACGTGCCGTCCCATACCCCGGTGTAGGTACGGGTCACCGGATCGTAATTGCTCGGTACCGGCCAGCGCTTGGCTTTGCACTTCACAGTCACGGACGGGATGTTCTGGAACTGCTGGGCGTCGAACTCTATGTACAGTAGGGCGGTGTTCGGGTAGCGCAGCTTCTCGTCGATGATCTCGGTGTAGCCGGCGATCGTCATCGTGTCGGCTACGGTGCCGCTGTTCTGGTTCGGCGTGATCCGGCGGACGCGGAACATCCAGCCCGAGGTTGCCGCCGGCAGGTCCACGCTGACAGAGCGCTGGTAGCCGTTGGTGGTCTTGCCATTCACGGCGCCGCGGTTGGCCTCTACATAGGCGCCGCCATCGGTCGCGACGTCGATGGCGTACTCAATGCGGTAGCCGTTGGTGTTGCCGCTACTGTCCTGTTTGACCAGCCGTGGCCAACTGAAACGAAGGCGCAGGCGCGACAGCTTGGTGTTGCTCAGAGCACGGGTGAACGGAGCATCGCTACGCAACTCGACGTTGACCGTGGTGTCGCTCTCGATCGCCGGAATACCCTTGATGTATTCCTGCTCGACAGTGCCACGGCGCCACTCCCATTTCACGCCAGGAAAGTTCACGTTGCCGCTGGCGTCCATGATCGGCGTGTTGTCGAGATAGATATCGCGGTCGGTCGGCGTACCGTCAAACTCGCCCTCACCAACGGCCAGAAGAATACTGGCTATGTTGGTCGACTGTAGAGTGTCCGGCGACTCAACTGGTGTTTTCGGCTTGCTGCTGCCGCCTTTTGCCCCGGCAATATCGAGCTGTTGTGCTGCGCCCATGCTTTCCTCCGGGCATAAAAAAACCGCCCCCAGGCGGCTTGTTCGCTGGTACGTTGCTACTTCTTGTCTTCGGCCCGAATCGACGCGGAGATCACCGCCCCACCCCATCGGCGCTCACCGATACAGATCGGTACCGGGTTGCCGCTGGCGGTCGTGTTCTTGGCTGAGCCGAATGCATACGACGGTAAGTTTTCAGGGGCGGCGCTCTGGGATAGGCCCTTGGCCTGGGGACTGAGCATCTGGATGACACCACCGGCAACCAAAGATATGCCAATAGGCATGAGGACCTGAAAACCAGGAATGAACGATGCTGCGATCAGAATTGCTCCCACCACAGTCTGCAGTATGCCTCCGCGCTTGCTACCGGCGACAACCGGAACAATTCGGACCTCTCGCACTCCGCCTCGGTCAAACTCGTCCTGTCCAACGTTCCGACCGTTTCTGAAAATAGCGAACTTCATTCCCAGCCGGTCGAGTCGCTTGATCTCCTCCTCGAAGCCAGGGATCGTAGCCTTTAGCGCTTTGAAGACCTCCCATGACTTACCGGTTTCCAGCAGCCGTCTATGCAGTCTGCCGAACTTCACGGCGAGCGATCCAGAGAGTTTGATTGCGGTTAGACGCTCATAGTGTGCTGCTGTGGCGGCCATTTTTCCTCCAGGCGCAAAAAAGCCGCCCATAGGCGGCTCTCATTGTTTTTAACTGACTAAAGGCAGGATTTCACCGCCCCCTCAATGGCGCTTCGGCCCAATCCCGGCGACCACGCCATGCGTTGCCGTAGAATCACGGAGCTGCCCGTTGGAGTCCTTTTAATATCGAGCAGTTCGTCTGCCATGTTGCCGCTGGCAACCCACAACCTGTACCCATCTTCCGTTTCCACCATGGACGAGTCTGCGCGCGCGGCCTGCCATTTTGGGAAAACGCAAAGCGCGTAGCGCTTGGGATCCTTCCCCGTATTCGAACTTATGCTGGGATTGCTCGTTTCCAGATCGCCAGGTGATACACACCCCGCTAGCAGCGCCAGTCCTGCCGCCCCAATCAGAATTTGCATGTGATCCCTCCTTGAAAAGCCGGAATGTATCACTTGGCATCCCGATGGCGCAGCACCAGGCGCGTCCTGTCGAGCCATGGCCCGCCGAACACGATGATTTCTGATGGCCTACCGTACAGGTGATGCAGCAGGAATGGGCCAGGGCCAAAGACCTGGGCTTGCTCGCCGGGAAGCTGTGCGTCGCCGCCCAGGTAGATGCCCGCGTGGTTCGGGTGTGCAGCGCGCCCCACGGCCATCACGATCATGTCGCCGCGCTGTGGCTGGCTGACCTGGTAGAACCCGGCTGCCTCGTAGGCCTGCTCGTACAGGCTTGGGCCTGCGGCCTGCTCCCACCATCCATCTT